GGCAGGTAAAAAGTGCTGGAAGGGTTACAAAAAAGCAGGGACACAAGAACTGTTTGGTAAAACTTACAACCGTTGTGTAAAGGAAGGATATTCTGATTGGAGGTCAGAACTTTCTGAAGATTGGCAAAAAGTCAATCGTCAGGATAAGACTGATGGTTTAAGTCAAGCAGCGGTAGATGCTTATCGCCGCGAGAATCCAGGTTCAAAACTTCAAACTGCGGTCACTGAAAAGAAACCGAAAGGAAAAAGAGCAAAGCGTCGTGCTAACTTTTGTCGACGTATGAAAGGTATGAAGTCTAAACTGACTTCCGCAAAAACTGCAAGAGATCCAGATTCAAGAATTAATAAAGCTCTCCGTCGTTGGAACTGTAACTAAAATGAAATCTTTTCAACAATTTCTATCAGAAAGTATTACCATTAACGGTGACTTTAATGGAACTCTAAATGTAGGTTCCTCTCAACCAGAACAAGCAAGCGAGTCCTTCTTTGCCGATGTAGTTTGGGAAGGAAAGATGTATCGTTTGGAAGTGGAAGGCAAGATGCTTCCCAAAAATGAACTTGCAGAACAAATACAAGGAGAATATCCTGGAGCAATCGTTCATAACGTTTATCCAAATCAGGTAAATACTTCAAGAATTAAAAACGCACAAAGGTATCAACCAGAAAGATTGTCTTGGAGTGAGTGATTAATGGCACAATTTAATAAAAATACTCAAGATTTTTTAAATCAAGAGAGAACTCTTTTTGAAGTAAATATGGTCGCCAATAAAAATGGCGAAGTAGTAACTAAAACAAACAGATTCCCAGTTGATGTTCTTCCAGCAAATGCAGATGCCTTTGGAAGAACAAGAGTATCAGCACCTCTTACTCTTTTCGATTCCTCTCACAGATATAGAGACAATAATCTTTGGACAAGTTTAATCGTAGGAACTGGTTCGACTGTTGGTTTTGTTACCGCTCAGGGTTTAGTTGATTTGACTGTTGGTATAGGAAGCACTGCATCAATCATCAGAGAAACTACAAAAGTATTTTCATATCAACCAGGAAAATCATTACAAATTTTAAATACTTTTGTAATGAACCCACCCAAACAAAATCTTCGCCAAAGAGTAGGATATTTTGGTGCTGATAATGGAATTTATTTTGAACTTGGTGGGACAGATGGAACTACTGCATATTTTGTAGAAAGGAGTTTAGTAACAGGAATTACTTCTGAAACCAGAGTTCCTCAATCGCAATGGAACCAAGATAAGTTAGATGGAACTGGTGAATCTGGACTAACTTTGGATGTTACCAAAGGACAGATTATGTGGTCTGATATTGAATGGTTGGGGCTTGGAACAGTCAGGGTTGGTTTTGTAATTGATGGTCAATTTATTCACTGCCACTCATTTCATCATGCAAATAATATTTCTTCAACATATATTACGACTGCATCATTACCAATAAGATATGAGATTACAAATACTGGAGTGACTACAAGTGCAAGCACACTCAAGCAGGTTTGTTCTTCAGTAATGTCTGAGGGTGGTTATGAACTTCGTGGATTGCAACAAGCAGTAGGAACACCAGTTCAAACACCAGTCGATTTAACAACAGCAGGAACTTATTATACAGTTATATCAATTCGCCTCAAAGCAACACCGAATAGATTAGATGCAATTGTAATTCTAACTGCACTTTCAATTCTTGGTATTACAAACAATGCCACTTATAATTGGCAAGTAAGAGCAACAGGAACATCTGTCGGTGGAACTTGGGTTGATGCCGGTGGTGATAGTGCTGTTGAATATAAGATTGATGGAGGAACTTATATCGGTGGAAGAATATTAGCATCTGGATATCTGTACGGTTCCAATCAAGGTTCAACGCCAGTAGATATTCTTAAAGAAGCATTATTTAAGTTCCAGTTAGAAAGGGATGCGTTAAGTGGAACACCATATGAACTTTCTGTTGTATGTGCTGCTGATACTAACGGTGCCGATATTCACGCATCAATGGACTGGGAAGAAATTAGTAGGTAATTATTATGAGTGAAGTTTATCTTGGTAATCCAAATTTAAAAAAAGCAAATACACAGATTGAATTTACTGAGGAACAAATTATTGAGTTCCTCAAATGTAAAGAAGATCCTGTTTATTTTGCAAGGAATTATATTAAGATTGTGTCTCTTGATCACGGTCTAGTTCCTTTTGAGATGTATCCTTTTCAGGAAAGATTGATTGAAAACTTTCATAAGAATAGATTTAACATCTGTAAGATGCCCCGACAGACGGGTAAGTCTACTACTTGTGTATCATATCTTTTACATTATGCAGTTTTTAACGATAATGTTAATATTGCAATTCTAGCGAACAAAGCATCAACTGCTAGGGATCTTCTTGGAAGATTACAACTTGCTTACGAAAACTTGCCTAAATGGATGCAACAAGGTATTATATCTTGGAATAAGGGTAGTTTAGAATTAGAAAATGGCTCCAAGATTTCATCTAACTCTACTTCTTCATCTGCTGTCCGAGGCGGATCCTATAATGTCATCTTTCTTGACGAGTTCGCTTTCATCCCGAATCACATTGCTGATGACTTCTTTGCCTCTGTTTATCCTACTATTTCTTCTGGACAGAGCACGAAAGTAATTATCGTATCTACTCCACGCGGTATGAATCACTTCTACCGAATGTGGCATGATGCTGAAAGATCAAAAAATGAATACGTGCCAACTGATGTTCATTGGTCAGAAGTTCCTGGTAGGGATGAGTTATGGAAACAGCAAACTATTGCCAACACTTCTGAGCAGCAGTTTAAGGTTGAGTTTGAGTGTGAATTCTTAGGATCTGTCAATACTCTCATTAATCCATCCAAACTAAGAAATTTAGTTTATGAGGATCCAATTAAAAGAAATGCTGGACTAGACATTTATCAAAATCCAATAGAAGAAAATAATTATCTGATAACTGTGGACGTTGCCAGAGGTCTAGGTAATGATTACTCTGCTTTTATTGTTTTTGATATTACACAGTTTCCATACAAAGTTGTAGCAAAGTATAGAAATAATGAAATTAAACCGATGTTATTTCCAAGTATTATTCACGAAGTAGCAAAGGCATATAATAATTCTTGGTTGTTAATTGAGGTTAATGATATTGGTGATCAGGTTGCTAATATTTTACATTTTGATTTAGAATATGATAACGTTCTTATGTGTGCAATGAGAGGACGTGCTGGGCAAATTGTTGGATCTGGATTTAGTGGAAAGAAATCTCAACTTGGGGTAAGAATGACTTCTGCCGTTAAGAAGTTGGGTTGCTCTAATTTAAAGACTTTGTTGGAAGATGATAAGTTACTGACTGTTGATTATGACATTATATCAGAACTTACAACATTTGCACAGAGGCACAATTCTTTTGAAGCGGAAGAGGGATGTAATGATGACCTTGCAATGTGTTTAGTTATTTTTTCTTGGTTAGTTGCTCAGGATTACTTCAAGGAAATGACGGACAATGATGTTCGTAAGAGAATTTATGAGGAACAGAAAAATCAGATAGAACAGGATATGGCACCTTTTGGATTTATTCTAGATGGTTTGGATGATGATACATTTATAGATGAGGTAACTGGTGATAGATGGATGCTTGCGAAAAAATCAGAAGATAATTGGAATTTGGATGAGTATGGTGATAGATCTTATATGTGGGAATATAGATAAATGGATTTTGATATAGACGATCAAATTAATACACAACACTTATTATTTCTAGAAAGAACTTGTAGGATTTGTGGAGAAACAAAAAGTTTGATAGATGACTTTTATCTCACTCGTAAAGGTAGGGGTGCATTTCCTTCGGCATATGCATATGAGTGCAAAGAGTGTACAAAGAAAAGAGTTATATCGAATAGAAAAGGTACTTTAAAAGTAGTTGAGTGGGAATATCCTGATTGGTAATCGTGTTCATTGATTGTTTCCCCAATGAAAGTAGTCTTTTTCATAAATATTTTCAGATTAATTCTGGAAAC